TCCCAGCTTCCGACCCTGAGGCACATGAGTTTGCCACTGCCAAGAAGGAGTTCTGGGTTGCTAACCCCCAGCGCGCTCAGAGCAACAATTCGCTGATCTTCTACAACAAGCCTACTCGGTTCGAACTGGCTGGCATCTTCGCAATGATGATGGAAGCTGGCGGCTCTGAGCCGGGCTTCATCAACGGTGAGGCTGCACGCAAGCGTGCTCCGTGGTTCAAGGGTGTCAACCCGTGTGCGGAGATCATGCTTGGCAATAAGAGCTTCTGTAATCTGGTGGAGGTTGATCTAGGGAAGTTCAATGGTCTTAATGGCAACAGTCAAGCATATGAGGCTGTCTACCTTGCTGCCCGTGCGAACTACCGTCAGACCTGTGTAAACCTTGATGACGGTATCCTCCAGCGTGGTTGGCACGAACTAAATGAGTTCCTTCGTCTGTGTGGCGTAGGCTTAACAGGAATCGTGTCCAATCACTGCGTGAACAGTCCTGAGGGCTATTGGTTCCTCGAAGACCTCCGCATCTCTGCACAAGAAGGTGCTCACGAGATGGCGCATGAGCTGGGTCTTCCTCAGTCCAAGGCTGTCACCACTGTTAAGCCCAGCGGCACTCTGTCGAAGATCATGGACACCACTGAAGGGGTGCATAAGCCTCTCGGTAAGTACATCTTCAACAATGTGAACTTCTCGGTGCATGATCCGATTGTGGAGAAGTGTCGTCAGGCTGGCTACAAGGTCGTGCCTAACCCGCTCGATGCCACCTCGGTACTGATCACCTTCCCTGTCGCTTATGAGACGGTGGAGTTCACCAAGAAGACGGTCAAGCGTGAAGTCACTCGTAAGGTTGGCGACACTGTTGAGACTGAGACGGTTGAAGTCGAGGTCGAGGTCAACACTGAGTCTGCTGTGAAGCAGCTTAATCGCTACAAGCTGCTCATGGATCACTACGTTGACCACAACTGCTCGGTCACCATCAGCTACTCGCCTGATGAGGTTCCTGCGATCATCGATTGGCTTCTTGCCAACTGGGATTCTTACGTTGGTGTAAGCTTCATCTATAGGAACGATCCGACCAAGACTGCCAAAGACCTTGGTTATCTTTATCTGCCGCAGGAGGTAGTGACGAAGGAGGACTATGACGCCTACGTATCTACTCTTAAGCCTGTCAATCTTGATGGCACTGAGAGTTTTGACGAACTCACTGATGCCGATTGCGCTACTGGCGCGTGTCCAATTAGGTAAACGTGGAAACTAAGTTACCTTACATCGAGGATGGGCTGCTGGATTATCTCCAGCGGCTCTACCCCGACCAAGCTCCAGAACCCAATCAGTCTGATAGGGAGATTTGGATTCACCGTGGTGCTGTTGGGTTGGTTCGCCATCTCAAGATGCTTCACAAAGAACAACGTGAACATATGTTAGGAGATATTCAGGATGTGTTTCGGAGGGAATGACCCGCCGCCCCCGCCACCACCCCCGCCACCGCCTCCTCCGGTTTTGGAGCAGTCGGCCCCAGCTACGTCTGCTCCCAAGCAGGCTGAGTCGCTGGAGCGGCGCGCAGTAGGCACCAAGAAGTACCGCACTTCTGGTCTAGGCATTTCTGACACCGCTCCCGCTTCAGGCGGATCGGGTCTTGGTATTGCGATGTAGGAATAAATGTACGACTCACAGATAACGTGTGAGGCACGTTATTCTCGTCTAGAGTCTGATCGCCTTACGTTTCTGGATCGCGCTCGCCGTTGTAGCGAGCTTACAATCCCGACTCTAGTGCCGCCTGAGGCGCACTCTAAGTCCACGATCTATTATACGCCGTGGCAGGGCATCGGAGCTAGGGGTGTAAATAACCTAGCCTCAAAGCTATTACTCTCTCTTCTCCCGCCTAACAGTCCGTTCTTCCGTCTGGTCATTGACGATTTTACTCGTGATGAGCTTACAGGGCGTCCTGATGCTAAGGCTGTAGTTGACGAGGGCCTATCTAAAATCGAAAGAGCGGTACAGAGTGAGATCGAAGGCACTGGCCTACGTTCACCTGTGTTCCTCTCTTTGAAGCACCTCATTGTAGCAGGTAACGTACTCGTCTACCTGCCTAAGGAAGGTGTTCGCATATGGCGGCTCGACAGTTTTGTCGTAAAGCGCGATGTGCAGGGTAACGTCCTCGATGTTATCGCTAAGGACGAAGTAAGCCCCTACTCTCTCTCCCAAACTGAATACGAGCTTCTTGATGACTCTGCCGAAAGCAAGAATGGCGAGCATGAGGAGCTTGAGAGGACCGTAAAGGTATACACTCGCTGGTATCGCTGTGACGATTCACGAGGAAGCGTTCACTGGAAGATGTATCAGGAGATCAACGGTAAGGTAGTTCCCGGCTCTGAAGGCCGCTTCCCTATCGACAAGCCTCCGTTCATGGTGCTCCGGTGGAACTCTATCGACGGAGAAGACTACGGTCGCTCCTATGTCGAAGAGTATCTGGGTGATCTGATTTCGCTTGAAGGTCTGTCTAAGGCAATCGTTGAGGCGAGTGCTGTTGCAGCCAAGGTGGTCTACCTGTTGAACCCCAACGGTGTCACTAGGCTCAAGGATGTGACCAAAGCGGAGAGTGGTGACGTGATCATTGGCAAGGCTGATGATGTAACGTCCCTACAGTCTCAGAAACAGGCCGATATGCGTATCGCCTATGAGGCTGCAAAGACGATCACTGACCGTCTCTCCATGGCCTTCCTGATGAACAGTGCCATTCAGCGTAATGCTGAGCGTGTCACTGCTGAGGAAGTTCGCTTCATGGCCGCAGAGCTTGAAGATGCTCTCGGTGGTGTCTACTCGATCCTCTCTCAAGAGTTTCAGTTGCCGCTGGTCAATCGACTCATGGACCGCATGACGAAGGCTAAGAAGCTCCCGCCGCTCCCTAAGGGTGTGGTCAAGCCTGCCATTGTCACTGGTCTTGAGGCGCTTGGACGTGGACACGATCTCAACAAGTATCTCACGATGCTCAAGGCGCTTCAGCCTTTGGGACCAGAGGTGCTTGCTCAATTTATGAACCCCGGTGATTACATCTCCCGTATTGCCATCTCTCTCGGTATCGATCCTGCTGGTCTTGTTAAGTCGCAGGAAGAGATTGCTCAGCAGCAGCAGATGATGCAGCAGCAGCAAATGATGCAGATGGGCGGGGAGCTTGCTGGTAAACTCGGTCCTTCAGTTGTGAAGGGCATTTCTGATCGCGCTGCTCGTACTGACGAAGCTCAGATGCAGCAGCCATCACAAGGATAAAGTTTTATAATGGGTGATACTACTACGGTGTCTATCGACACCTCTAAGGATGTTGCACAACCGACGTTGGAAGAAGAGGCCGCTAAGTACGACAACCTCGACGCTTCTACTGACGACCGTCCAGAGTGGCTACCCGAAAAGTTTAAGTCTGCTGAAGACTTGGCTAAAGCTTACGGTGAGCTTGAAAAGAAGCTTGGTTCTCGTACACAGGGGGACGCTCCTGCTAAGGAGGAACCGGCTGACGACACGGAAGATGAAAGCAAGTCCGCTGAAGAGACTGCCCGTGAAGCCACTGAGAAGGCTGGCCTAGACTTTGATGACTTGAGCAACAGCTACTGGGAAAATGGCTCACTGAGCGACGACCAGTATGCAAAGCTCGAAAAGGCAGGCATTCCGAAAGCACTTGTTGACTCGTATATTTCTGGTCAGCAGGCGCTTCTCGACGCTACCCGTTCGCAGGTGTTTAACTCTGTTGGCGGGGAGAATAACTACAATTCCATGACCGAGTGGGCATCTGAGAACCTGTCTAAGGACGAGATCAGGGCCTACAACAACGCTGTCAACGGTGGAGATATTACATCTGCCATGATGGCTGTGAAGGGTCTTAAGGCTCGCTTTGACGCTGAGGTTGGCTTTGAGCCTGCCCGTGAGGTCAAGGGTGAAACTGCTAAGGCGGGTGCTTCTGTCTACCGTTCAATTGCTGAACTTCAGGTAGACATGTCTAACCCCAAGTATCAGAACGATCCTGCATTTCGTAGGGATGTTGAGCGCAAGCTCGCACGTTCTGACATTTTCTAATTCTAGGATTTAATCGAATGGCTCGCGACTATGCCAAGGAGTATAGGGATTACCACTCCAAACCAGAACAGGTCAAACGTCGTGCTGGTCGCAATAAGGCCAGACGATTGATGATCAAGGAAGGGCGCGTGTCCCAGGGTGATGGCAAAGATGTCGATCACAAAAACAAGAACACCTTGGACAATCGTCCCTCTAACCTGCGGATCATGCCCAAGAGCAAGAACCGCTCTATTAAGTGACTAACGCATACCTTCTGGCCCCACGATAGCTTCTGAGGAAGCGACAATAGGATAACCGTGTAGGGATGGTGAGCACTTTTCTACTCAACCATTACACTGCTGCAATTATCGCAGTACAGAAGGAACTTTTCATTATGTCTAACGCAAATCCGTCGCGCATTGGTCAGCAGCTTGGTGCTGGTGACGCTCGCGCCCTCTTTCTGAAAATCTTTTCTGGCGAAGTTCTCACCACGTTCAACGCGAACACTGTGATGGCTTCCAAGGTCCGCGTGCGTAACATCACGTCTGGCCGCTCGGCCCAATTCCCCGCTATCGGCCGCACCACGGCTGCTTACCACACGCCGGGTGCTGAAATCCTCGGCTCTGTCATCCAACAGGATGAGAAGGTCATCACCATCGATGATCTGCTCCTTGCTTCTTCGTTCATCTCGAAGATCGATGAGGCCATCAGCCACTTCGAGGTCCGCTCTGAGTACTCCCGTCAGATGGGCGATGCTCTTGCCCAGACCTATGACCGCAACCTGTTCTCGCTCGCCGTGAAGGCTGCGCGTGACACGGGTGCTGGTGGCATCGGTGTTGGCGCTGTTGGTCAGGGTAACGCCGTGTCGGCTACCCTTGGCGCTACGCCGACCGTTGCTGACATCATCGCTGCCATCTACACGGCTGCGAAGGTGCTGGACGAGAAGAACGTCCCCGACAACGAGCGTTATGTCTTCGTGTCGCCTGAGACCTACTGGGGCATCGTGACGAACGATAAAATCCTCAACAAGGATTTCAGCGCCGGTAACGGTGTCTACTCGGACGGCACGGTCATCAACGTCGCTGGTATGAAGATTGTCAAGACGAACAACCTCGCTGTGAACCACACCACCGGCACTGTGGACTACTCGTCCAAGTACGGCGTGGACGCGCTGAAGACGCTTGCTCTCGTCATGCATCCACAGGCGATGGGTACTGTGAAGCTCATGGACCTGTCGAGCGAGATGGAATACGACATCCGCCGTCAGGGTACGCTCATGGTGTCCAAGATGGCTGTCGGCCACGGCATCCTGCGCCCTGAGTGCATCTACGAAATCAAGAAGGCGTAAGTCTTTTAGCTGGGGGAGGGGAGAAATCCTCTCCCTCTTTTTATTTGGAGGTATTGATGTCATTTCCTATTACCCCGTTGACTAAGCTAGATTCTGTCAACATCTGCCTTTCAACGATGGGCGAGCCTACGGTCAACTCCCTCGATGGGGCTGCTGTCGATGCTCAGATGGCATCCGACCTCATCGATGAAACATCTCGTTCAGTGCAGGGCATGGGCTGGCACTGGAACAAAGAGAAACACACACTTAGCCCCAACGCTAACTCCCAGATTGTCCTACCTGCCAACACCCTCCGTGTTGACACGGTTGATGATAGTCGCTCCACGGATGTTGTTCAGCGTGGAGGCAAGCTGTTTGACGCTGAGAACTCGACCTACACGTTCACCAAGAACCTCGTAGTTGAACTCTATGTCCAGCTTCCCTTCGAAGAGCTTCCCTTTGCTGCCAAGCAGTTCATCACTATGCGAGCCGCACGTTTGCTCCAGCAGCGTTTGCTAGGCTCCGAAACACTCTACAAGTTTACTGCTCAAGACGAGCAGCGCACATGGACTGTCCTCATGCAAGAGGAAGCAGAGACCTCAGACGGCAACATGCTCTATGACTCGTGGTCTACTCGGTCCATCGTCACACGAGGCTATTTCTCACGAGGTGCTTACTAATGCCTCTCGTGTCTAGCACCATTCCCAATCTTGTTGGCGGCATCTCACAACAGCCTGCTGAGCTTCGTTTGACCAGCACTTGTGAGGATATGGTCAACACGTGGCCCTCTATTGTAAGCGGTTTGCAGAAGCGTCCTCCTACCCAACACCTTGCCAGCATAGGTTCAGCACTGGCTAACGGAGCAGTTGGCTACCTTATTGAACGTAGCCAGAGCTACCGATACCTCGTCATTGTGGTTGATGATGACTTGAAGGTTCTTGACCTGAACACAGGTTCCTACCAGACAGTCAACTTCCCCAACGGTAAAGCCTATCTCAATGCTGCCTCTCCTGTTGACACCTTTAAGTTCGTTACGTTTGGTGACTTCACCTTCATCGCTAACAAGGATGTTGTCGTAGAGACAGACGCTGTTGCTGAGCCTGTAGGAGGAGCTACACGCAGAAACCCTGCGGCTGAAGCTACGCTCTATGTCACTCAGTCCATCGCTAATGCCTACTACTCTGTCTACATCAATGGAACTCTGGTAGCGGAGTTTCTGACCCACAGCGGATCCTCAGGACATCCCGTTGAATCCACTACTGAGATCGCACAGCAGCTAACCACTGATCTGTCTGCGGCTGGCTACTCGTGGATACGCACAGGCTCAACGATTACAATCACCAACTTCCCTGCTAACGGCACTCTCCGTACTCAGGGTGGCACTGGTGACAAGTCTGTCCGTGGCTTCATTCGTGATGTCCAATCCTTCTCTGATCTCCCTCCTACGTCACCTGAAGGCCGCATTGTTCGCGTTGCTGGTGACTTGGAAGCTCAGGGTGACGACTACTACGTCATCTACGAGAAGGGTATCTGGAGGGAGACGTTAGACTACAATCAGGGTGAGAAGTTTGACACTGCCACTATGCCCCATGTGCTGGTCAGGGAGACTAACGGTACGTGGACGTTCAAGCGTCACACGTGGGTCAATCGTACTGTCGGTGATACCGAGAGTTCTCGTAACCCCTCCTTTGTAGGCACTAGGATCAACGATGTGTTCGTCTATACGAACCGTCTTGGCTTCCTCGCTGATGAAAACATCATCCTCTCAGAGTCAGATAACTTTGAGAACTTCTACAGAACCACTACTGCCCAGCTTCTCGACAGTGATGTCATTGACCTAGCAGTGTTGCACAGTAACGTGGACATCATGCACCACGCTGTGCCATTCAACCGTGACCTTCTCCTCATGTCTGAGAAGAACCAGTTCAGGTTCTCATATCAGAACTTCCTTGGACAGAAGACTGCTAACATCCAGTACACCACGTCGTTCAATGTGAGCACACGTGTTCCCCCTGTTAACATTGGTAGCTCTGTGTACTTCGTGGACGATAGGTCTGACTACTTCTTCACTAAAGTCTACGAGTACTTCCCCAAGGACAACTCAACTGTTGACGATGCTGACGAAGTTAGCGCCCAGATACCTGAGCTTATCCCGGTAGACATTCGGTTCACTGCTGCTTCTAACAGAGCGAAGTGCATGGTGGTCTACTCAGCGTCCTCTCCTGCGTCCCTCTTTGTCTACAAGTTCTTCTGGACAGGTGACAAGAAGGTACAGAGTGCTTGGACTAAGTGGACCTTTAGCGACTGCAACAAGATATACTGGGCTGACTTCTCAGGCACCTATCTGTACCTGTTGGTGGAACGTCCTAATGGTGTGTTCCTTGAGCGTATGCGTCTCGATGAGGACGTGTTCGATCTGGATACGAACTATGAAACACTGCTTGACAGACGGTACACGCTGCTGGCTGGAAACATGTCCTACGATGCTATCAACGACAGGACGAACATCGTTCTACCATTTGGTACGTCAGGAGTGATCGAGGTTATCTCGTCTCTACCTGCAAGCGGTCTGTATGGCATTCGTAATGTGGCTACGAAGGTAGCTACCAATGAGTTCTGGATTCCCGGTGACTTCACTGGGTACTCCAATGTCGTTGGTCTCCC